TGTTGACGGTCTTGCGACTGGTACTGTTTTAGCAAATAGTGACTTAGGAAGATTTTTAAATGGCTTAGGTCTTACAAACAAAGCGTTAAAAGAGAGCGATGATGTTGTCGGTCTCGTTCTTAACAAGCTGAAAGATTTTAAAGCTGTTGACAACATGACTACAGCTGTATCAAACCTCACTAATTCATGGGAGCAACTTACAGGCACAGCTACAAAAGCAATATTTAAAGATACAAAAAAAGACGTGAAAGCATTAACAGGAGTTCTTGGAACGCTAAATAAGGAGTTAAAAGATTATCTTGCAAATGTTACAGATATTGAAGATGTTCATCGCATAGATTCTTTAAAAATAGCAAGTAGGGAGTTAGAACAGCTAAAAGAGCATTACAGAAGACTGAAAGAGGAGGGAAAAGGATGGCTTGACTCGGAAGAAAGCTACAATGGCGCCCTAAATAAAGAGGCCTTTCTTATAAAATCGCTTGAGCGTAAAATAAAAAGACTTTCAAAAGCAAAAGATGGTCTTACAAAAACAAATCAAAAGAGTTGGCAAGAGATACTCCCAACTCTTGACGGAAGTTCATTTAATGGCATCAATAAGATGTCAGAAGCAATCAACAAGAAATACATTGATGCACAGGAAAAAGCAAGAAAACAACAAATAAAAGATTCTCAAGAGTGGATTAAAGCTCTAAAAGATTTTAATAAATTTGATCCATTTATTGATGAAAAGCCGAAAATTACAGCATCCCAACAAGTATGGGAAGATTACTACAACAAGTTAAAAGATTACAAAACTGCTTGGCTTGTTTCTGATGACCGCTCTACTGCTACGACAAACGCTGATTTGATGGGGTTAAAAGGTGCTGATTATGATAAATATGTCAACAGTTATAAAAACAACTATCTTAAGAAGTTAGAAGATGCAAGCAAAAAGACATCTAAAGAGATTAACTATGTTTTCACTAACGCTTTTAAAGGGATGGAAAACACTTTAGTTGATTTTGTAATGACTGGAAAAATGGATTTTAACTCTCTTGCAAACTCTATCATATCTGACATGGTGCGAATGTCTATACAGCAGAGCATTACTAAGCCACTGACCGCTGCATTTTCAAGTGCTTTTGCAGGAGGCTTTGGAAGTCTTTTTGCAAACGCACACGGAGGGGCTTACGAAAGCGCGTCACTTTCTCAGTATTCAAACAAAGTAATAGACACACCAACGCCTTTCATGTTCGCGAATGGCGGTGTGCCAAATCTTGGAGTATTCGGAGAAGCCGGAGCGGAAGCGATTATGCCACTTACAAGAGTCGGCGGCGATTTAGGCGTAAAGAGTTCCCCGTCAAATGTAGTAATAAACATAGAAAATAATTCAGGTCAAGAGATAGACGCAAGCGCAATAAGCGAAATGACACGAACGAATGAACGAGGTGAGCAGGAGAAAGTTATTACTATGGTTATTGACGGCGTGAATCGAAATGTTAAAGGTATGCGAGACGTACTAAAAGGAATCAGATAATGGCAACTTTCCCAACTCTCCCGATTACAAAAATAAGCAGAAAAACAAACAAGCCACTAATCAAGCAATCTTACGGCGGCGGGTATGAGCAGCAGCGGCTAAAAAATACACGAAACATCAAAGAATTTTCACTGACTTTTAGTGTTTTAACGCAGGCAGAAGCACAAACGCTAGAAAACTTTTTTGATGCCAACCAAGGCTTTGCATTTGACTTTTATGACGCAGTATTTGCAACAACACATCAAGTAAGATTTACAAGTGACAGCATCTCTTTTAATCAAGATATGCCTCGCTATTTCTCAACTTCATTAACATTGAAGGAAGTGTAAGATGTTAAATTTAAGCCCTGTAGTAAAAACTGAAAAGAACAAACTCACATCTGACAGCGTATTTCTTGCCATGCTTGAAATAAACATCCCCGGCGTTGCAGAGACAGTTAGAATTGTAAACAATACCGAAGACATCACATGGAACAGCATTTTATGGCAACGTTTTCCTTTTGAAATTCAAGAAGTCAGCGAAAGCGCAAACGCCGAAACAGCACAATTTCAAATAAAAGTAGCAAATGTAAATAATGTTATCGGACAGTATATAAGAGAATATGATGTCTATCTTAAAACAAATGGATTTGCGCCGCTCACGCTAAGTTTATACATCGTCAACAGCAAAGACTTAGAAAATACAACACCGGTGCTTGTGCAGAATTTAACACTTTCCACACAATCAGTCAATCAGCTTGAAGTGACGTTTACTGTATCGGCTAGAGATTTATACAGAGCCAGAACACCGCTTAATAGAATGTTTCCGAATCTATGCAGGTTTAAGTTCAAAGACGCAAAGTGTCTTTATTCTGGAGAAGAAATAACATGCGACAAAACGCTTGCAAGATGCAGAGAGCTTGATAATTCTGATCGCTATGGCGGCTTTCCGACTATAGGGAACAAAGGCGTGACAGTATGACAAAATACATAGGCATCCCATATTTAGACAAAGGGCGAACGTTTGCAGGGTGCGACTGCTACGGACTTGTGAAACTTTATTATAAGAACGAGCTAAACATTGACATCCCAGAAGTTAACACGGGGGCAGAGACACCGCGCAGAACTTTAGCCGTATATTTAGAGCAAATAAGCAAGAATTGGAGAGAGACAACACCGCAGAAAAACGCAGTCGTTGCGATGTGCTTAAATGCAGAACATCCAAAAATGGTTACACATTTTGGCGTAATGCTAAATAATAAAACAATGCTGCATAGTTACAAAAACGCACATTCACACATTATTAGCATCGACCATCCAACAGTAAAAAATCAAATAAAAGGGTTTTATAAATGGCACTTCTAACAAAGCTAAATAATCCTTTTGATATTAACGACAAAGAAACAAGCGAAATAAGCCACGGGGTAGCCGTTTTTTATTATCTAAATAGCGAAAAAGAGGGCATTGAGTTTGTAGCATCTGTCAACGGTGTAATCATAGAAGACTATGCGTACGTTTTAAAAGAAACAGATCACTTAGCTTTTGTTACTATTCCGAAAGGAGGAGGCGGAGGCAGTAATCCACTTACTACAATTGCGATGGTTGCACTAGTGGTAGCTGCTCCATATGCAGCTGGTGCATTGATGGGGGCAACCGCGGGGATGGTCGGTGCTGGAGTATACGGCGGAATGTCCGGGGCTTTAATTTACGGCGGAATACAAGCGGCTGTTATAATCGGCGGCGGACTTTTAATAAACACGCTAATGCCAACGCCACAGCCAGCAGGGCTAAACAGCAGCTCATTGGAAAATGTATCTCCGACGTACTCATTTAGTGGCGGAAGTAATGCACAGGCAGCAGGCAGCGCACTTCCTATAATGCTTGGAGAAGCAAGAATTACCCCGCCGATTATCGGAAGTTATGTTTCCCTTGACGGTGACAAACAGCACATTAACATCTTAATGGCAGTAAACGATGGAGTAGTTGACGACATTACGGATGTAGAAATTAACGGGCAGCCTATTGCAAACTATAATGAAGTTTCTTATTCGATTACAAAAGGAACAAACACGCAGGGTGTAGTTGGAAATTTTAGAGATAGTGTCTTGACCGTTCCACTGCAAAGAGGGCTAAACGAGTTAAACGCAGTAACTACATACACAACAGCAGGAAATAGCGTTCAAGAGTTAGAAGTAGTTGTTGCTTTTCCAAAAGGGCTTTATTATGTCAATGATAACGGGAGTTACCAATCCCGAAGTGTTGAGTTTGAAGTAGCGTACAAAAGCGTTGATGATAGTGAGTGGAACTACATTACCCGAGAGGCACTAGATTATAATTATATCTACCGTAGCGGGTCAGATGAATATACTTATGCCACATACCAAGGGCAGTATATAAGAAAATGGTCCAGTGATACATTGGCTGGATACATAACCCTAACATACAACAGAAAAACCGTTGTCTCCGCAACTACAATGAATACGCAGCTTGTCAACGACGCTTTTAAAACGACAAAACGATTGGCTTACAAAATAGACCAATTGCCAAAAGGGCAGTATGACGTTCGCATAACAAGAGTATCTAGCTACAGCACTAACACAAGAGTTGCGAATGATTTTACGCTTGATTATGTAAACGAAATAGTGTATGACGACTTCACATATCCGAATGTCGCACTGTTAAGTGTAAATGCCATGGCAACAGACCAACTTAACGGTGGGATGC